ACCTTAAAGAGGAAATTAGAATTATGAGAGAAGAAATAAAAAGGAGGGATAAATGACGGCGAAGCAGAAATTAATCTTTGCTCAAAGGATAGAAAAAGGCGAACTGCAGAGAGAAGGCAGCATTGTCCGACTACCGCTTTCGACAATCCTCACGGAAGGAGAGCACAACGGAATTTTATTTTTAAGAGAAGAAATCGAAAAGGCAAAGTTCCCAGATGTTTTCCCACTGACGCTTAACCATTCAAGAGATATAGAGGATGAAGTTGGCTGGTGGGAAAGCCCACGAGTAGAAGCTGGCAAATTAAGAGCTATCCCAGTGATTAACCTCGAGACGGCGAAGGGAGAAGCAGCTTTGGGCTATGTAAAGAATAGACTCCAAGCTGGATTAGTCCCGGAGGTCAGCGTCGAGGTATGGGTAACGATAGACCAAGACGACGATGGAAGAAAAATAGCGAGGGAGTTAGAGATAGATAAGGCGTCCCTCGTCGATAGAGGGGCATGCGGCCCGGAAAAGGGCTGTGGAATTGGATTAGAAAAAGAGGAAAAAGGAGGGATCGAATTGGGAGTAGTCCCGAAACATCCATGGAGGTATGGCAAAGATGCAGAGGCAAGCTGGAGTAAGCCAAGTCTCGGCGATTTTACTTCTAAGAGCTGGGGAGAGCTAAGCGACAGCGAAAAGAGGAACATAGCAGGCCACTATGCTTGGACTCCGCAGAATCCACCAGAGGGCTGCTTTACTCGGAGCAAGAGGAGGCGTTGATATCCCAAGCGGGGACAAAAGGGCAGTTTACAACCACTTGGCCGCTCACTATAAAGAGTTTGATAAAGTCCCACCGAAAGTTACTTTCTCCGAAGATGGAGAAATAATAGAGGTGTTGTGGATGGAGGAAGAAGATAAGAAAGAGTTTGAGCAGAAAGAAGAAATGCAGGATGAAGCAAAAGAAGCAAAAGAGATGCAAAATGAAGCAAAAGAAAAAGTGGAGAAAGAAACTCCTTGCAGCGAGGAAATAGAAGCTTTGATTAAAGCGAAAGATGAGGAAATAGCCGAGCTTAAAGCTAAAGTTGAAGAGCTTACTGTAAACTACCGTAAACTCGAAGAGCTTTACGCTAAAGCAGAAGAGCAGATAAAAGCTTATGAAGAGAAGGAGAGAAAAGCTCTTATCGACGAAATCAGAAAATACAATCCAGACTTCACCGGCGAAGGGAAGAGCATCGCCGAGCTTAAAGAACTTTTAGAGTTTATACGAGGGATTAAGGTTCTTTCTGGGCGTAAGTCTTTGGTTATTTCGCCCGAAGAGGAGAAAAAACCTGAGGAAAAATATGAGGAGATTTTGAGAAAAAAGGTTAAGGAGTTAATGAGGAGGGATTGAGAAATGGTAGATGTAGCTAAACTACAAAAGGAGTTTGAGGAGCTGGCTAATACAACCACAAGCGACATAAGTGCTATTATAAAGAGCGAGGTTTTCGCTAAGCTTATAGTGGAAGAAGCTACTAAAGGCAGGCTTCTGGCCGGCGTTATCGCCGCATCACAGGAAGACCTAAGCAAAGGAGACGGTGATACTGTAAAAGTAAGAGTATTCCCAAAGATAGCCGTCGCTCAGACCGCAGAGGGGGCAGCTAACGAGGCAGCAGCTTATAAGCCTTTCGCTTCTACCGTGACTATTAACAGATACAGCGTTACCGTTCCTGTTACAGCCGAGAGCCTCTATGAGGCAAGCGTTGACCTTCAAGCACAGATAGTAAGTGCCATCGCTAAAGGATGGGCCGACAAAATGGATGAAGTTATAGTAAGCAAGCTCGACCTTGGAGCTGCAACCGGTACAAGCTATACTCCTGCCGCTAAGGCAGAACTCGCTTCAGCGGGAGACCTCAGCGACGTTTACGAAAAGATAAAGGACGCAAGGGATGAGCTTAGAAAGAAGGGCTGGAAGCCCGATGTTCTCGTTTGCGGCTACGACGTGGCCCAACAACTCATAGCCGAATATGAGAGCAACCTTAACAGGAAAGTCATCCAAGTGGACGAGGACGGCAACCTAAAGAGCGTCTACGGCCTTAAAGTAATAGTTACTCCATTCGCCCCGTCAGTTAGTGCTACAGTGGATGAAGTTGTAGCTGTAGTCCTCGATTCAAGCGTTGCAGTTGTTGAAGCGAGAGGTATGCCTGCTAAATTCGAGGAGAAGAGAGAGCCAGAGTACGACCTTTACAAAGAAGTCTTTAACGCCTACTGGGGCGTTGATGTCGTAAAAGCAGACCTTGACGGAGACACTACAGCAGAGGCTATTGGTATTGCTCAAATATGTAACCCATCTGGAGCATGATGGCCCTTTAGTTTTTTCTTTTCCACTTTGAATTAATTTTAAGGAGGGACAGCGATGCTCTATGGAGATATATTAAGCATCAGGGCATTAACAGGACTTACAAGCGAAGATGTAAGCAATGAAGATATTAATCAAGTAATGCAGTTAGCTAACCGCATCGTTTTAAATACAATACAGATAAGGGTTACAAAAGAACACTCACGGCAGATAGGGAGCGATAGAACAGTTTACCAAACGACATATTATCCCCTCGCTGATACTGACGGGGACGGGCAGGTAACGGCTAACGATATTAAAGTAGAGGCCTTAAACCCGGTCGAAAGCTTTGATATGTGGCGAGAGCTTACTATTAGTCAGATTAACGCTGATTATGGCTTAATTAAGTTAGCCGAAGCTCCGGCTAATGGAGAGCGAGTATTTATAACTTACGCTTATATCCCGAAGTGGGTAAAAAAAGAAGATATAGATGATTTAGTGAACTTGCTAACCGCTCATATTCTCACGTTGAGGCTACAGAACCCAGACACGATAGCGATAACGGACTTGGGAGCTAATGAGCTGATAGTAAAGAAGCAGGAGACTAAATTTTTAGAAGTATATAAACTTAAGCTGCAGACTTTAATGAGCATTAAAGCAATGCGGAGTGTAGAACTATGACTGACTATAGAGCGAAATTAAAAGAGCTGTTTCAGAATATTACTTATACTGATAAGTATAATTCTCAGAAGAATATTAATATCTATTATGAAGAAGACGTTACGGAGGGAAAAGCCCGTTTTAAGACTCCTGCTCTTATTATCCGGGGGTTAAGACAGCTAATTGATCCGGCCGATATCGGCTGGAACATATATGCAGAGCTCTATGAAATCGACGTTAGTTTATACTTAAAACTAAGAAGCGATAATTATACTGCCGGGACGGCAAGAGAAGAAATAACTAACCAGATTATAGATTTGGCGAAGCAGAATAAGGAAGGGTTTACGCAGGGAGATATTTACCTAAAACTCACTGAAATCAGAGATAGGAATTATTTAGAAGAAGTGGGAATTTTAAGGCGTGATTTTAGTTTTGAAATTTATAAGGAGGGTTGAAAATGGCGAACCAGTGGATTAAGATAGGAAATATAAGTGGAGGAGACGCATATATAGGCCTAATAGCGAAAGAAGACGATTTAACTATCGAAAAAGGCACAGAAGAAGAGTATTACATTCATTCAGTCCACCCAATAGAGATCAGAGACGCAAAAGTAGCCCCGTCTGGGAGTATAACTATCCCTCTTAAGCCAGAGGATGGCCTTGACGAGCTGTTATATGCCTTTTTCGGAGAAGTAGCTACAGCTGACAACGGGGATGGGACTTACACTCACACTTTTACAGTAAAAGAAAAAGATATCCCTGAATTCGAGATAATCAAGAACATAGGCAGCATTCAAGAGAAATATACTGGCTGTAAGGTCAGGAGTATAGAGATTTCAGCTAATGCAAGTGGAGAATTTGAGGTAACGGTTGAAGTCGTAGCAAAAGATGGGCAGCAAACTACAGGTGAAAGCGAAGGAGTTTATACTCTATCTAAGACTATGAAAGTAACTTCCTCTTCAATTACATGGGGAGGAAGCGAGTACGGCATCGGGGCAATTACGCTCACGCTCGAAAGAGACTTGGCAGAAGATGGATTTTACCTAAACAGTGACGCTGGGAGGTCTGCTATTCCGGAAGGCAACTTTAAGGCGACTGCTAAACTTGATGTATTGGTAGATGATGTAACGTTTATCCAAGACTTTCTGGCTGGAACTTCTAAGGCCTTAGCTGTAACTTTCCAGAATGCAGACGGGCACAGCTTAGTGATATACTTCCCGGCAGGAGTAATTACTTCAAGGTCTAAATCAACTGATGTAGGCAAACAGCTGTTAGTTGAAGAAGTAGAGGTTATCGGGTTGGATGATGGAGTAAACGGCTCAGCTTATGCAGAGCTAACAAATACAATTGCTTCATACCCGAGAACTTAATCTCTTATCTTTAATTTTATATAAAAGAGGTGAGTAAAATGGAAGTAGAGATTAATGAAAAAAAATATATAGCTAAAGAACCAAGCGGGTATCAGTTGCTAAAATTTACTGAAAAGTATATGGATGAAAGCGGAGAGGTAAAAGCTGATATTTCTAAGGCAGACATGATTATAGAACTAATTAACTTAATTTTTGGAATCCCGGAAGAAGAGATAAAACAGTTGAAATGGAGCGAGCTTCAAATCCTAAATGAGAAAGCGAACGCTTACCTGCAAAGCTTATTCGAGGATAAGCAGGAAAAAAAGTAAAATTAATAGCACGGCAACTTTTGAAAAATAAACCTTACTTTTTTGTTGGCTCTAATTCAGACGCTTTTGCTATTTCTCTAAAATTACAGGCAGTTATAATCGCTAAATACTTTAATATTTCGCCAATAGAAGTTTTAAGCTGGCCTTATTCTGAAATGCAGGAAATCTTAGCTTTAATCGATGTAATTAATGAAGCGGAAAGCGATAGTAAAAAGAGAGATAAGACGGTTTATGATTTAAAAGAAATAGAAGGCGAGAGAAATGGCAGATGAGATATTAAAAGTTGTTATTGCAGCTCAAGATCAAGCATCGGCTACTATTAAGAAGATAGCAAATAGCTTATCTGATTTAAAAACAACTGCTGTTTTAGCAGGAGCAGCGTTAGGAGTATTAACTTTAAAGAAGAGCATAGACGAATTTACGGACTTTCAGTCCGCATTAAAACAGTCAGTCGCTATTATGGGCGATGTAAGTAAAGAAATGGAAGAGGCCTTAGCGAGAAAGGCTTTAGATATAGCTAACAGCATGGCAGTCTCGCAGGAAGAAGTAGCGAGGGCTTATTATTACCTCGCTTCGGCTGGATTGTCGGCTAAAGAGAGCATAGAAGCAGTTACAGATGTAGCTAAATTAGCCGTTGCGGCCCACATGGATATGGCCGAAGCCACAGATATAGCCGTAAATACTATGAAATCCTTTGGGCTTACAGTTGAAGAGCTGACGAGAATAAACGATACTCTTATTGCCACAGTTACGAAAAGTAACACGAACTTACAGCAGTTAGGCGAGGCTATGAAGTATGTTGCTCCCTTTGCTCACCAAGTTGGATGGTCCTTAGAGGAAGTCTCCGCTGCATTGGGTATTTTGGCAGATCATAGTATTAAGGCAAGCCAAGCTGGAACTGGATTAAGACAAATGATAGCCCAATTAGTTGATCCTACTGATGCCGCTGTGGAAGCAATAGAAAACCTTGGACTTAAAGTAGAAGACCTTAATCCAGAGGCTCATAGTTTATCAGAAATCCTTCAAAAGTTAAGTGATGCTGGGGCTACAACATCAGATATAATGAAAATATTTGGTGTAAGAGCCGGTTCAGTGATAGCTGTTTTAATGCAAGAAGGAGCTCCTGCGTTAAGAGAATTTACAAATGAATTAAGAGAATCAGCAGGAATAACTGATGAAGTTAGGAGAAAACAGGAAGAGGCCTTTGGCGAGCAGTTAAAGATTTTAATGAACAACTTAAGAAGTATAAAGATAACCATCGGCTCGGTTGTTGTACCTGCCCTTAACTCTTTACTTCAACCTCTTTTAAGCCTCCTTCAATCATTTAATAGTCTTCCTGCTCCTATACAAAAAACAGCTGGGACTCTAATCGCTTTAGCCTCCGCATTTATGGTTGTTCTCGGAGTAGTAAAAGTCATTTCTGGCGTTACTGGGCTTTTAGGACTAAGCGGAGCAATAGGCAGTGTTACTGGAGCAATAAGTGGATTATTACCTATTTTAGGAGCATTAGCGGGAGCAATAAGCCTTCCTGCTTTAGCTATCGGTGGACTAATCGCCGCTATCGGGCTGTTAGTCTTTAACGTCGGAGGAGCAAGGGATAAGTTAGTAGAGTTCTTAGGCCTTATTAAAGACGCTTTTGTATGGACATTCAACCAGATAAAAGAGAAAATAACCAACTTTGCTTCTACTGTCTTTAACTACGCCTTGAATATAGGAAAATCAATCATAAGCGGGATAAAGCAAGGCCTTTCTAACATCTGGAATATAATCAAAGAATCTTTAACTAGCCCTATCGAAAACGCAATAAACTGGATTAAGGAAAAGCTAAAGATAGGAAGCCCATCAAAAGTTTTCGAGGATATTGGGCAGAGCATAATAGAAGGCTATAAAGTCGGCCTCGACACAGCGAGAAAAATTAAGCCCGTCCTCCCAGCCCCGCAGATAATACCAAAACCTGTCCCTATGCCGGCGGGAGGAACAGCACCTGCCGGCCAGCAGGTAATAATTAAGCTCGAAGGGGTAGCAATAAGAGAGGATAGAGACATAGACAGGCTCGCCGAGGAAATAGAAAAGAGGCTGGGGAGGAAGCTTAAATGGTAGATTACACTACCTCCATTACCGAGAGTATTTCTTTATCAGAGGCTCTTTCTTTTGCTCTTTCTTCTAATCTAAGCGATAATGTATCAATTCAAGAAAATATATTAAATTTACAGGAAATTTTAAGTAAAAAATACGCAAGACCTGTCTTTCGGTTCTATTTAGACGGAGCAGAAAAGGGGATTAAGAGCATAAGGATTAGAAAGGACTTAAATGGAGTAACAGAGGCTATGCTAACGACCTATGATAACACGATAACAGAGGACGATATATTAAAGCCTGTTGTTATTGAATTAACAAACACGCAAGATAATACCACGATAACGATTTTCAGGGGCGTATTAATCGAAGTTGAAGAAAATAAGCCCGATAAAGAGATTAAACTGACCTGTCGAGGATTAGATTATTATCTCGAAAATGATTTATTCATACAGTATGATTCTGAAACGCAAACTATAAACGGCGTTTTTGAATATATGCAGGCGAGAGCCGACGATATAGCGAGAGATATATTAAAAGATACGCCTTTCTCCCTCGTGGAGTGTCCCACTACTAAAATAAGCTTAAAATTCGATTATGAAAACAGATTAAGGGCTTTACAGCTAATAGCCGAAATTTTAAATAAAATTCTCTGGATAGATAGTGATTACGGCGTTCACATTGGGGCTAACTCCGGAAAGTTCGAACTAAGCGAAATAACTTCAAAGAGGCTACTAAAGAGCGGAGAGGATACATATAATAGGATAATCGTAATAGGAGGGAACGATGGAGAGGGAAAAGTGCCCATCGCCATTGCAGAGGATCTCCAGCTGATTTCACAACAAGGAGTTAAAGCAAAGAAGTTTACGATAACACAGATAAGAGACAAAGAAACGGCGTTGTTGCTCGCTAAGGCTTATTTAGATACCTACAAAAAGATAAACTATGAGCTGGCCGTAAAAATCCCACCTAAATGGAAGAATTACCTAGTTGATATTGGAAACGTTATAACTGTGGATGGAGTAGATTACATAGTATCTTCACTGGAAATAAGCGATGAAGACATAACTTTAGAAGCCACTCCGATTAGGAGCTTTATTAACTTAAAGAACTACTTAGAGAGGCAGATTAAACAGATAGAAACGGCATCAAGCTCGAGCACGTTTTATAACGAAAGCCCGTCTGTCCTGAATGCATATGAGATTTTAGACCTCGATACTGCTTACTATGGAGGAAGCACGCCGAAAACAATAGAAACGAATGATAGTAATACATATACTATCTTAAGCGTTATGCACTTCTTTATCCCGGAGAACTTTACCCCTAAAGAGGCAGAGCTTAAACTCCGCTGGTTTGGAGATGAAAGCCCGATTTCATTTAAAGTGGTAGTAAACGGCGATGTTTACGACCTCACAAGTGATGGAACGGCGGATGATGGAGATATGCTTTATACAGTGTCAATTGGGGCCTCTTCTTTAAAAGCTGGCTGGAACGATATTTATTTTGTACAAGGAGGAAGCTAAAATGGTTAAGCGGCTAATAGCGGAGTTAATAATAAAAGGAGCATTAAGGGAAATTCCGGGCGAGGATGTGAGTATTTATAAACTCTTAGCCACATGGGCAAAAGCTTATGGTGGAAGTGGTGATGATACTGCCACGGCAGTTGCTATCGCAGAAAATGGAGATATAATCGTGGCAGGATATACTTACAGCTTTGGAGCAGGAAGTGCTGACTTCTGGGTTATCAGATTAGATGAAAATGGAAATGTAAAGTGGCAGAAAGCTTATGGTGGAAGTGGTGATGATACTGCCACGGCAGTTGCTATCGCAGAAAATGGAGATATAATCGTGGCAGGGTGGACTAGCAGTTTTGGAGCTGGAGGTGATGATTTCTGGATACTAAGATTAGATGAGAACGGTAACATAAAGTGGCAAAAGGCCTACGGTGGTGGCAGTGACGACCGTGCTATGGCAGTCGCTATTGCAGGAAATGGAGATATAATCGTAACTGGAAGGACTAGCAGTTTTGGAGCTGGAAACTACGACTTCTGGATACTAAGATTAGATGAAAATGGTAACATAAAGTGGCAAAAAGCTTATGGAGGGAGTGGTTATGAAAAAGCTGAAGCAGTCGCTATTGCAGAAAATGGAGATATAATCGTAACTGGAAGGACTAGTAGTTTTGGAGCAGGAAGCGATGATTTCTGGATACTAAGATTAGATGAAAATGGTAACATAAAGTGGCAAAAAGCTTATGGAGGGAGTGGTTATGAACTACCCGCTACGGTTGCTATCGCAGAAAATGGAGACATAGTTGTAGCAGGGTGGACTGATAGTTTTGGAGCAGGAAATGAAGATCTCTGGATTATCAGGTTGGATGGAGACGGTAACATAAAATGGCAGAAAGCTTATGGTGGGAGTGGTTATGAAGAAGCTGAAGCAGTCGCTATTGCAGGAAATGGAGATATAATTGTAGTAGGATGGACAGATAGTTTTGGAACTGGAAATGAAGCTTTCTGGGTATTGAGGCTAGATGAAAACGGTAACATAAAGTGGCAGAAAGCTTATGGTGGAAGTGATTCCGATGGAGCTGAAGCAGTCGCTATTGCAGGAAATGGAGATATAATTGTAGTAGGATGGACTTATACTTTCGGAGCTGGAGATTATGATTTCTTAGTACTAAGTCTGGATGAAAACGGTAACATCTCCGCAGGCACTCTTTCTGTTACAGACACAAACTGTACAGTAACCGATACAAATTGTACAGTAACTGATACTAATTGTACTGTAACGAATACAAACTGCACAGTAACCGAGACTAACTGTACTGTAACAGAAACAAACGCTATAGTGACGGAGTTATGAATGATATAAAATTCAATCTAAAAAAACGCTGGCAGAAACGCCTTCCGCTCTGGATAGTTGGGCTTTTAGTTTTTATTTTCCTTTTAAAGCATGAGCTTATTTTCGCTCTCGCTTGGGTAATAATCTTTATCCTTATCGACGAAAAAATAAAGGAAGGAAGCAGGAGGGAGAAAAGGTGATTTTCCCGGACATAGAGGATAAAGACTTAGCTATGATTTGTTTAACTATTTTGGGAGTTTTACTATTAGTTTACTCTCCAAATGAAGCGATGTGGTTAATAGAATTAATTATCGTCGGCATTTTGGCCCTGGCTGGAGAGAGGAGGATAAAGAATAGATAGAGTATCAAAAATCAAAACTTTTTTATAAAAACGTTTGGAAAAATGACACTTGATTTTAGATATAATCATCATTATATCTAAAAAATAGAAAAAAACTCGAATGTGTTAAACTTCTTCTCAAGATTATAGACTTTTAAAACGTCTTCCTCTGTTTCTGCATTATCAAGAACTTTGTAAAACTCTTCCTCGTCGATATCTTTAATTTCTTTAACGCACTGCTTTGGAATCCATTTCCTTCCTATTTTAATTGCTTTCTCTGTCTCTTTTTCTATATTACTCCATATAACTACCTCTTTATTTCTGTATTCCTTCTTTGCCCACCAACCACCAACAACAACCATCTTCATCTTTCTCAACCTCCTCTATTAATTTCTTCATTATTATATACGCTTTCATCCTATATAAACTTTTCTATAACCAAAAGTTTAGAACCTTTATATCCACAAAATCAACAACTGTTTAAAAAATAAAAATTGATTTATAAAGAAGTTAACAAAAATTAGACAAAAAAAGAAAGATCAACTCTGAAAATTCACTCCTGTATCGAAGCCTATAAGGAAGGCCCGTACTTCCCCGTAGCTTTTTGCGACAAAGATTATTTTCTCGCCTCTCTTTATCAGATACGCTCCTGCCTTTACTCGTTCCAGATCGAGGCCTCTGTATGTCAGTTGCTGTTTATAGAAGTCAAATACTTTAGTAGAGCGACCCATTTAGTTCCCTCCTTTTTTTAATAGTAGCTTTTTACGCTTAATTGGTTCATAATCGTCGCATTTTCCATTTTCGTCGATTTCAATACCGTCAAGTGTGCAGTAGCCTCTCTTATCTCTAAATTTACAGTCTTTTTTATAACATTTAATCGCCACGCTCATCACGCTCCTTTCTTGGCTCAAAATATCCACAGCTACGGAAGGGAAAAGTTCCATGAACAAAGTTCTCTCTTTCGCAATATCCCCTCCACCCATCCGCAAATGAGGCTTCTTTGAAGTATTTACAATTCTAGCTGAACATAAACTACATACATACTCCAACCTCTTAATTCCCATTCCTTTATCATTTTCTCAACTTTATCTAACGAATATTTTAATTTATGCATGCTCATTTTCATCACACTCCTTCTTTTCCATCGAAAAAGCCATTTAATCGCTGTCCTACCTCCTGCTGGTAGCGGAGGAATTCCTTGTATCTTTTTATGGCAGTTACGGCCTTATTTCTGACCTTCTTTGAGTAATCCCAGTAATAATCTCGGACTTCCTCCGGGCCGATTTCGTTAGGGTCGCCGACCATCTCGCTAATTCTTCTGATGTTTTTTAATATTTCCTTTCTCGTATTTTGTGAATATCTCTCCTGTAGCCATTCCTCAAAAGAAAGGCCTTCTTTGATATCTCTTAAAAAGCTGTAAAGTTCATTGAAAAGTTTTGTAAGCTCAGTATCGAGCTCATTGGCCTGCTCCTCTATGTATTGAGCGTCGTTAAAAGCATCGCTATAGTTATCGCTTTCGTTCTCGATCTCCCTCGCTGTTCTGTATATCTCTGAAATTATATCGAAGAGGTATTTTCTCCGTGGGATGCCCATCATTCATCACCTCTTTTAAAGAGGTCTTGGCCCTGCCATAAGTCCAGATGGCCATTTTCTATTAAGTAAAATCCCTCGTTCTTCCAGATGGTTAAAAGAGCTTCTACCTCATCCCTACTTTTTAGAGTAACGCTCACCGGTATCATCTCGTATTCGCTCGTGTAAAAATCTACTTTTATATTTCCTGTCTCTGTGAATTCGGTTATTCTGGCTCTTACTATGTTATTCGTGTCTATCATTTCATAAACATTTAGTCTTATTCGACAGATTAATATAGCCATTTCATTCTCCCTCCAGCACCTGTTTAAATATTTTCTTTGCTCTCCTTTCCCATCCTGCTCCTTGTTGCTTCCAAAACAGCATAAACTCGAACCCTTTTCCTTCAGCGATGGCCTTACGGGCCATCTCCTTGATAAAATCATCTGTTAAATCGGTCATTACTCTCCCTCCAGAAAGTAGTCGATTAGTTCACAGCCTTCACCCGTATATGCTAAAATTTCTTTCCTTGCCTCTCTTCTAAGTGCTTCTTCATTATGGCTTTTTAATTCAATTTTAAATTGTTCTTTATCTATATCTTCAAATATTAATATTGCTTTCATTTTTTAACGCCTCCTTTATGCACAAACCTTAAACAAATCATAGACACTTGAACTTATAATTCCTCGTGCATATATAATGTCACCATCGTCATAGAATTTTATACTCATCCCGTATGGATAGTACCTATATATCCTCCATGTCAAAGGCACTTGAACCCGTGTCCTCCTGCTGTCTTTAAATATAAAATCAGCCATTTCCTTAAATACTGCCTCTAATCCTCCTTTTTCTCTTGCCTTCTCTTCAAACCTTTTAGCCACTCGTGGGTGGAAAGTCTTAAATACCTTCCATTTCTCCAACCAAACCTTTACTAACTCTTCTTTATCCTTCATCTCGATCCCTCCATATCAAGTTCTTCACTATTATATACGCTCTTATCCTTTATAAAGCTTTCTATAACTAAAAGTTTAGAACCTCTTTGTCCCAGCCGTTTACTTTTTAGAGAAGTATTATTAATATTAAGCTAAGTTTTTATTAACTTATTAGACAGGCCTAATTTTGCAAAAAATTTGCATTTTTTTGCTGGGAGAAGAGTATATCAAAAATTCAAAAAAGTTAATAACTGGGTTAATAACTTTTCTGACGAATAATAATCTATTTTTTTGTCATTATGCTAATTTTTGTTTAAATCAGTTAGCAAAAATTCAATTATTAATTGAGTTAATAATCATTTATTCAGCTATTATTAACTAAAACTTTCGTCATAATAATTATTAACTGCTTCTTTTTTTGTCTATATTTCAAAAATCAACTAATCTAATAATCATAATAATTATTAACTTTATTATTAATTATCAATTATTCAAATGTTATTATTAACGGCGAGTTAATAATTAATTTAATAATTAATTAGATAGATTAGTAGTATAGTATAGTAGTCCCAGCTACGGATAGAAACTATTATTAAAGCATGAGTTAATAATTAAATTAATAATTAATTAAGAGTAAGAAAAGAGTTAATTAATTTTCCTAAAAAAGCCACGGAGTACGTTATCTTTTAAGTGCCTGTACTCCAGAGAGTCCGTGACTCTTCTTATTATTGTGTTTTTATTCTCCTTTGTGATCGGCCAGCTTTCCACAACTGCTTTAAACTCGTTATCCGTAAAAGCGAACATTGCTTTTTCTTTAACCTCGTTAAGGCCTATCTCTTTTATGTTCTTTTTATTAAGTATTTCTTCCACGAAAGAGGGAATATTTTTCGCTAATGATGTGCTCTTTATCATTGCCTCGATCTTCGAAAGCTCTTCTTCTTTCCCCCTCAAATGCCGCTCTAATGCTTTTAAATAGTCTTCTTTCTTCTTAAGTGCTGCTTCTTTTTCGCTTAGCTCTCTCTCCTTCATCATCAGCTGATTCTCCTTCCTCATTAACTCTCTTTTCTTTTCATCGATGCCGCTGGCCTTTTTTCTGTTCTTTGCCACATCTTTTGTCATTGTGCCAATTAACATACTAATATCTGAAAGAATCTTCCTCCTCGCCTGAGCCTCTTTTTTTAAAACCCTCGCTTCCGCTTTTGCCATCTTTTCAGCGAAGGCTGCCTCTTTCAGCTCTCTCTGTAATTCATCGATTAAAAGCTTGCTCTCTACTCCATCGCCTTCCTTATCAGAAAGATACTTCTCTATCGCTTCAGTTGCCAGCTGGCTAACGCTTTTTCCTGTTTTGGCTGATACCTCTTTTAGCTTTAGCTTTAGCTCTCTTTTGTCTTCCAATTTTAACCCACCTAGTCTTTTGTTATTACTGATAAATCCCATTCCTCAGGATAGCCAAACATCTCTAAGTTTATAATAGTTTTATTCTCGAATTCAATTGTTATTTCTATTCCACGCCTTCTCTTATCAACATTAACCCTAGTAACTTTCTTTCCAACCAATTCACAGATTAGTTTTAATCCTTCATCCTCCTCAATCCAGCATTTTTTCATAACTTATCCTCTCCTTATTAGGCTTTATCTTCAAGTTCTCTTTTTGTGTTAATACTCATGATAATTATTTTCTTCATCTCGATCACCTAAAAAATAAAAAATCAATACTCCGAAGGGAGCAT